TCGGCCGATCCTGCGTTCGGCGAGAACGAGGCTAACGACCGATCATCTTTGCAGGTGCTTCGTTGCTACGCCGACGGCGTCGATCAGGTCGCCGAGTATGCTTATTCCCTGATATCGACAAAGCATCTGGCGTGGGTGATGGCCGGGATCATGGCGTGGTACGGCAACGAGCCGATGTCGGAGATTTACTACATCCTCGAGATCAACGGGCCCGGCGGCGCTGTCTTGCAGGAATTGAAGTCGCTGAAATTCCAGATTGAGAACGGCTACGCGCCGCTGGAAGAGCAGGGACTCAAGAATATTTTTCGGAACGTCAAGCAGTTTATCTATTCGCGGCCGGATTCGCTGGCCGGTGGTGGCAGTGCATGGCACTGGAAGACGTCTATTCAGACCAAGGTTATGATTCTCGAAGAACTTCGCAGTTTTGTTTCGACCGCCCAGCTGCGGGTGCGATCGCACGACCTGATCGAGGAGATGAAGACCATTGCGCGGGACGGCGACTCGATATCGGCCGAGGGTAGCCTGAAGGATGACCGGGTGCTGGCGATGGCGATGGCGATCCATTACTGGGACACCAAGATCCGGCGCAATTTGATCGTACAGAAGCGGACCCGGGAGGCCGAGGCCGCCAAGAAACTTAAAAGCATCGTTGACCAAACCGCTTTGTTCAATCAGAACATGATGTCGGGGTTCATGGGCACCAAGGCCAAGGGCCGGATGGATCAACAGCGGCTGGCGATGAAGCAGGCGTGGCGCTACGGACGGAGATAGCATGGCTTTCATTTTGAAGTGCCCGGCCTGCGAGAAAAAATTCAAGTACGACGTCAGCGAAGGTTGGCCTGACTACTGCCCGCTGTGCGCGCACAAGATGGGCAACGACTGCCCCGACGATGAGATCAGGATGCCGGCCTTCCTGTCCCAGAAGTCAAAAAACAACGACAAGGTCGCCCGCGACATCATGGACGGCTCGGAAACTCGCGCCGGGCTGGCTGCAGCGATGGCCAGCGTCCCCGTCAGCGAGATGTCCGGGCTGAAGATCACCGATCTGAACGATCGCAATGATACCCAGTTCGCCACCCGCGACGTCGTCAATCCCGTGACCCAGCACATGGACGCCATGCAGCGCCAGGGCATGCCGGTCGGGTTCGGCGTCCCCAATGCTGATGCGCAGGCGCGTGCGACGCAAGCCCATAGCGGCGACGCCCCCTACGCGGGTCTGCGCGAACGCAATCGCCTGCAGCGCCTGCTACCGACGGTTGGGCAGGCGCCGATCCCGCTCGAGATATCCAACAATCCGAATTACAGGTCGCCGGTATGATCCCGATCCCGACAGGTGAGAAGGCGCTCATTCCGTTTGCGAACGAGTTGATCGAGACCTGCATGGTCAGTCAGGGCAATCGTTCCGCGTATTACCGCCTGCTCAACCAGATCGCTGAGACCGGCTGTTACGACAGCAACAAGTCTCTCATCAATATGATGAACACCCACCTCGAGCGCACCGCCTCACATCTGTTTTCGCCGGTCGAATTGAAGTTTTCCTGCGACTTCGACAATGAGTACGAGCCTGGCATTATCAAGCGCGGCGAGATCATCGCAAAACACCTTACCCGCAAATGGGAGAAGACGTCGACCGACACGCTGTTCGGTCGTGGTGTGTTCGAGGGCCTGAAATACGGTGCGGCGCTGATGAAGCAGTGGCCGAAGTCGGAGGGGCCAGCTGGCAAGGAGCGGATATCCTACGAGAAGAAACTGGTGCTGCCATGGAATTTCGGTGTCTACAACGAGTGCGAGAACGACATTGATAACCAGGAAGTGCTGTGTGAGACCTCGCAGCTAACCGGTCCCGAAGTCTGGCAGCGCATTCATCGATTCCCTGACGCGCGAAAACTATTCGATCAGATCATGTCTCATTCCGCCAAGGGACAGGGGTCGAGTGGGCCGGATAGCTTCTTTCATCAAGTGCTGTCGACCTCGCAGCTCGACACCGGCGTGACCGGAGCGACGCGCCCGCGGCCGGGCGGCATCGTCCAGCTCGGCAATGACGGCAATTACGGCATCATGGGCCCGACCATCGGCGCTCCGACCGTTAAATTTCACGAGTTGTGGATCAAGGGCGAGGAAGATTATGCGACCCTGCAGATCATCCACCCCGATATCCTGGTGTCGCGCTTCAAACTATCGAATCTCACCGGCGTCGAGCACATGCAGCCGTATCGGCTGATTCAGGCGAACCCGGTGACCAACTGGTTTTGGGGACGAAGCGAGTTGATTGACCTGATTGAGCCGCAGGGCTTGCTGACGCAGTGGTGCGACGACATGAAGCGCCTGATCGGTTTGCAGATCGACAAGATCATCGCGTTTTCGGGCGAGAACACGGTTATCGACGAAGCTTACGCGCAGTTTCGCGCCAGCGGGTACATCAACCTTGGTCAAGGCGGCAAGGCCGAGGATTTGACACCGAAAGTTCCAGCCGAATTGCTGCCAAACATCAAGTTCATGATCGAGATGATCAACACGCTCGGCAGTTTCCCCGAGATCATGCAGGGCAAGGGTGAACCGGGCGTGCGCGCTGGCTCTCATGCCAACACGCTGATGAAGACGGCTTCGCCTACTTTGCGCGATCGTGCTTTGCTGACCGAACGCCAGTGCGCCATCTGCGCCGATCAGACTTTGGCGATGATGGAGGCTAAGGAAGATCGCAAATTCTGGGTCGACGCCAAGCAGAAGGAAGATAATTTCATGATCACCGATCTGCCGGAGGATTGGCGGATCATGGTCGACAGCCACTCGTCGAGCCCGATCTTCTCCGACGAGGCGCAGCAACTGATATTCGCACTGCGCAAGACCGGCGATGTCGACGGCGAGTATGCGATCGACAACTTGCCACTGCCGAACAAGGAGGCTGCCAAGGCTGGTCTTCGCGAGCGCAAGGCGTCCGGTGCGGCGATGCAGAAGGAACTGTTCGGTCAGCTATCGCCCGAGGGCAAGGACAAGGCGATCGAGGGCATGCTGAAGGGGCATGGCAAGCATTAGTTTTACCGGAAGCCACCCATCGGTGTCAGCACGCCCGGGCCCTGCGGGCGTATCGCGGCCTTGATGATCGGATCGTCAGTGGCGGCCTTGATGAACTTCGCCTTGGTGCGTTCGTCGGCGAGGCTGCGCTGGATGCGTGCGGTTTCGAGGAGGTCGAGGTTTTCGAGCAGGATGCCTCGAACTTCTTCCATCGGAATTGCGAAGGATTGCCCGAAGTCGTCGGAGCCGATCAGCATGCCGCTTGTGGCTTCACTTACTTTGAAATCCATGTAGGCGTTGTAAATTGCGCCTGCTTTTTCTTCTTCCTTAAAAAGCAATGCCCACACGATGCTGTTCGAGCCGAAGTGAATCGAGAGGCTGTACATTTTTCTACCCTTGTTTTTGTGCGCCGCCATTGGCCCACATGATGAATTCGTTTTTCGGGAATCGTAGTGCGCCTTGTGGTTTTCCGGCGAGCCTGAAAAACGGCGGCCTGTTTTTTCGGAGCTTGAGATAACCCCGAAGTGTGCCAGGGGTGATGCCGGCTATCGCGGCGGCTTCCTTGGCGGTGAACCACATGCGAGGCTGCTCTATTTCCATAAAAATCGCGCTTCTCGGTTAAAAGCCATGCAACTCATACAAAATTCGGGAACCCGTGTCAATTATGACGCTGGCTATCTCCTTGGAACCCAACGAGGTTGGCGACGGCGCAATCCCGCGTCATTCAGCCAGAAGGAATTCGGGCAATGATCGAGCGAAATCGTCGAGGCAAGCGGAAGCACCGCAAGTAATGCCTGCTCCAGCTCCTGCAGCGCCCGGTGGGTCTCCCTCTCAGCCTCCTTTCGGATCGACACCAGCAACGGGGTCGACACCGAATAAGGGTTATGAGGCCGCTGGCCTGCAGAAGCTGGGGGTCGTCGTCAAACAATTGGAGAGCATGCTGCCCGAACTGGGCGCGAGCTCCGAAGCAGGTCAGGCCGTTTTGAAAGCACTCACCTCCCTCACCAAGTTCGTCCCCGCCGGATCGGTCACGCCGGCCGCGCAAAAGAATTCGATTGAAGCTCAGCAGCGCGCTCACGCTCAGCAGAATCAGCAGATGCAGGCGCTTCAGCAGCGCGGCGGTGGCGGCGCACCGGGCGGCGGACAACCGCAGCCCCAGGGAGCAGTCGCATGAGCATTTTCGAAACCAAAGTGGAAATGCCGCCGAAAAGCGGGACGTCGGTCGCGGTTCGTACTGCGCAGACCCGGATCGACATGCATCAGAATTACGAGTCGGCCATGAACATCCCGGACAAGGATATGAGCGTGGTCAACATCATCAGGCCCCGCCGCGGCCACGATTACTGAGGAGCAAACCATGGTCAACCTTTTCCAGAATCCTACCAAGTCGATCCCGACCTCCGATGAACAAATCATCCGGGTCGATATGGAGCAGATCGACATCGGCGGGCGCAAGTCGCACCTGCCGGCGCAGCAGAAGTCGCCGGCGCTGACCATCAGCCACGTTCCGAATGCCGGCTCGGCGCCGGGGAGCAAGTAAGTCATGGCGAAGATGGTCGAGGTCGACGAGGCCGAATTCAACCAGATGGTTGCCTTGCGCAACGTCGCGTCAAAGATCGTTGCCAATCCGGCTGCGCGCCGCCGGCTCGAGGAAGCGCAGAAGCTGGCCGACCCGAATGCGCCAACCCCGATGCTCGATGCTGAAGCCGCCCAGATGGCGCCAGTCAAGGAGCTCGAGAAGACCGTCAACGACCGCATCGCCAAATTCGAAAAAGAGCGCGAGGACGAGAAGCGCGAGCAGACGTTGGCGACCATCGCAAACAACCAGGAACGAGCCTTCAACCGGCTGCGCACCGAACAGCGCTATACCGACGAGGGCATCGAGGCGATCCGCAAGATGATGGAGACCAAGGGTCTTCTCGATGTGGACGACGCCGTCGCCATTTTCGAGCGCGCCAATCCTCCGCAGATGCCGGTGTCGCCGGCCGGCGGGATGACCGGCACGTCGTGGGGCTTCGCCGATGTCGACACGGCGACCACTGACAAGCTGATTCAGGAACTGATCTCAACGAAGGGCGAGAGCACCAGTGTCGCCGATCGCCTGGCGAACAACGCCCTTCAGGATTTTCGCGCGGGTCGGCGCTAATTTAGGAGTTTGATATGCCGCTTCCCGGTTTAGGCGTCTCCCCCGCCGCAGGTTCCCTTTATACTGAGCTTTCGGCGGTCACACGTCGCGCTTTCGTGCCGCGGTTGTTCGTGCAGATTTACTTCGGCTCGCCGACTCTGTTCTACATGACCGGCAATGCGCAGCGCGCGGCTGGCGGCCTCAACCAGGTGACCATCCCGCTCCAGGGCAACAGCATGGTCCAAGGACAATGGACCGGCTACGGCGGCGGCTTCAATTCTCCCGTTATCACCCCCGGCGTGCAAAACGGTCAGTGGAATCTGGCCTATTGGGTGGTCCCGGTCCCGCTTCCGTTCGGTGAGACCGTGTTGCAGGCGACCGATCGCGAATTGTCCCTGCTCAAGACCCGCATGAACGACGTCTACGCGGTCACCCGCCAGAACATGGCGCGGTTGTCGTTTACCAACAACGCCGCCATGCCGCAGATGCCGGATTCGTTCTACAATGCCTACGATGACGGCACCAATGTGCCGACCTATGGCGGCATCAACCGGAACGTGGCCGGCAATGCAGCCTTCAAGGGCCAGTACATCAACCTGAATTCC